TCTGTTGCAAAGACTTAGACACCGATTCACTCTCAGCGGCAGCCCTCAAAGACTGATAACCAAAAGCAGCCGCACCCGCAGCCACAGCCGCAAACGCCGCAACACCCGCAGCCGCGAAACCACCCGCGGCTTTGCCCAGCCGATCCAAACCAGATTGCGCCTGGCCGATGCCCTTAGCATCAAACTTCGAAAGAATATTAAGACTGATAGGCATTAGCGATCCATTTCGTTCGTTATCCTGCGCTCAAACTTGTCAATGACCATCGAAGCCGCCCGGTTCAACAACTGTCGTTGCTCCCAAAAATACTTCCACGCAATACGGTTTCCGCCCTTGCCCTTCAACGGGCCGAACTTCTGCACCATGCGCGCAATCAGATACTGACCTTGAGGCCCACCAGCCTGAGAACCGCCCCACTTCGTGCGAGAGGAAACAGACTTACGGGTTCGCGCGCCAGGATTACCCGCAACCTCCGCAGCCATATAACCAGGCGAACCCTTCGGGCTCTCCACCTTGATAGAAAACAAAGGCGTTATATCGCGCGCTCGAGAACCAGCCAAAGCGATAGACACACGAGTCTTTGCCCCCTCCCACTTCAACGCATAGGGCGTGTAACCGCCCATGCCGGTCAATGGGGGAGTGACCGAAATGCGAGACTTGATAGTGCTCGACATATCTTGCGCAGTGCCCTTAAGTTCTTTGCGAAAGGCAGAAACTAGCTTAGGGTCAATGTCTTTGAGGCGCGCAACCATTTCACGCACGCCCACAGCTTCATAGTCAAACTTGATCATCAAAGACTCCCTAAGCCAAGTTTACCGCCTACCGCTTAGGGTTATGCTTAGCAATCAAATAGCGTTCCATCGTCCACAACATTCGCGGCGACAACTCAACAAGCTCACGAGGACTAATGCCCGTCTCGCACGCAATCACAGCAAGATTCCAATGAACCGACGATGCGCCGAGACCCGCTATTTTTTTGCTGTCGGAACCTCAACGCCAGCAATCGTGTCGGCGTAAGCCTCAAACTCGATTGCCGTGGCCTTCGTCCGCGTCTCAGCCTTCCACGCAATGAACACCAGCCAAGACAGGCGCACACCCTTCTGGAAGTCGGCCACGCTCTTGTCAAACTTGTCCTCGAACGCCATAAGGTCAGAGACAATAGCCGTCACTTCACGGCTCGTTCCATCAACGAAAGTGATGAGTAGGTTAATGGGATTCATGGTTACGCAGTGCCCCGCGTGATACCAGCAGTACCAGCCGTCGGCCAAGTAACGTCGCGTGTGGCAAGATCTCCAACGCTTCCGCTAATCGGGTTTACCTGCGATACCAGGAACACGCCCGTGTAAGACGGGTTGGACGCGCTCACAGCCGAACCAGTCGGCTTCACGACAACCGTGGCAGCCGTGTTAAACAGTCCCCACAGAGTCGAGTCAACAGCACCGGAACCCGTCGTTGCGAAATCATTGTGGAACGAAAGCGTGATGCTTCCATCCTTTAGACCACCAACACGAGTTCGGAAACCTGAACCGCCGAACGCGGTCGTCTCAACCTCATCGGCGGAAATGTCGAGCGTGACCGAAGCCAGGTGGTCGCTGAAGTCCGTTCCTGCGATGGTGCAAGACACGTCGGTCAATACGAACTTTGCCATTTTCTATTTCTCCATTTATTCTGCGTAGACCTGAACTGCAAAGTCTGCGGCGAGATATGTTTGCTCACCTAAGTTTAGCGCACCAAGCGTGCTCATTTCGGAAAGGCGCACATCAAAAGCCGCCCCACCTAGTTGCCGGTCAATTTGTACCGCCGTCTTGATTGAACGCTCACCGTTACCCGCGAACTGATCAAGCAATCTTTGAGCATTTCTTTCAGCCACGCGACCAACAATCAGTGTCACCGTGAAGTTATAGAGCGTCATGCCCCGATTAAAGTCCAAATCGTAAGAAACGTTATTCAGCGCAATCACCGCGATAGGTGGTGACGGGTTATCCGGAATCTCCGCCGCAACACGCAACCCCGAAATCGTGGCAATGTTCTCCGCAAGCCCCGCGCGAATATCCGCGATACTCAACCGGCACTCACCTTACGGAACGGGGCAACTAACGCCTCCACGTCCGGGTCAAACCTACCCACACGCATCGACCCCATATCGTTACTGATCATGCCCAACGGCGCATCAAGCCGCTTGAAGAGTCTCATAGCAAGAATAACCGTCGCCTGGCGAATAGCCGCCGGAATCGCAGACCAACCAAACACGCCCACAACCTGAATCAACGCCTCGAGTTCGTAAAACGTGCCAACCGAGAACGACGGCATAAGGTAGTTCCCCGTCGCGCGAATCCGAGTGTAGGGCGTAACAAGACCACCGGCGACACCGTTCAACGGCTCGAGCTGGTAATCGCTCGTCGCCCAGGTGATGTCATAAGTGACACCGTCGCTGGAACTCTTCAGAGTCGTCACAGAAATGATGTCGTCAGTGGTCACGGTGTAAATGTTTGTCGGCGCGTAAACACGTGTTCCCGACGTGCTGTAAAAAACGCGCTCGCAGTAACCGTCAATCTCGCGTGAAGCCGACTCGATGGCCAACTCGAGCAACGAGTCGTCAATGGAATCCTGAACGCGCAACGCCGCCTTCAAATCGGCAAGCGTGCAATATCCATTAGTGATGGCCATGCTTCTAGTTTACCGCGTCACACCATAAAAATAGAGGTCGCATGACTGAGCGTTGTATTCAAAGCCAAAATTCTCAAACATAGTCGGCAGTTGTGCTCAAAACACTCCGCCGACACCACAACATCAAACCAGTTATCAACATAATCGAGTGACTGCCCGGCACACACGCGATCCACGCCCGGCCCTTCCACCAGGTCAACGCCAATGTATTCTTTCGCGTCAAAGAAATCGCGCACCGTCCCGTTGATATTCAACGATCCCACCTCGAGCACGCTCACCCCGGTGAACGCATCCGGGAAAGTCTCCCGCATCTTCTCAAAAAACACTCGTTGCTCAGGATGTGCCATCACTTGCCCCAATCATTAGCGCGCCGAATCTTCAAAGACCATTGCCCCGCAGTCACATCCCCACGGTCAACCTTCCTCACAAAATACACTTCATTCGCGTTATACGTTCGCGTGTTTTGTGCAGCCCACTCAGTCGCGTGAACCGTGGCCTGTTTCACATGAGTGTGCGGTGCAGTGACTTGCCTAATGGAAACACCGGCAACCTCGCACCGTCGCTGGTAATCGTCATCCTCAAAATTGGCGGGATAAAGGTTCTCATCGAACAAACCAACCTTTTCAACGACGTTCTCACCGACACCAAAAAACTGATAGTGAGGCCACTCGTCGCTTAGCGTCAACTGATCCGGCGAACACTCCGCAGCGAAACCTTCCAACGCACCAGGCTGAAACACGACGTCATCACTCACAACCATCCACCACGGTGCAAACGGGCTGAGCTTGACACCCAAATTCCATGATCCGGCACACCCCAAATTGGTGGGCATATTCAACACCCGATACTCCGCTACACAATCCGGAATCAAATTAGTGTCCTCAAAGTTCGCGCTCGGGTGATTATTCACAATAATGAGCAAGCCAACCGGATAGTCAATGCTCGCCAACATTTTTACCAACAAATCATGGCGGGTCAACGTCGGCACAATCATGCTAGGAATCATCACGCCCCCTAAACCAAAACTCAGGGCCATCCAACACGGCAGGGGGAATATCAGTCAAATCATCCAACTCCGTCAAAGCCACACCATCCTCAACAGCCACACCCTCAACCCAACACCGGGCAACCCACTCATCCATGTTCGGGCGCACACACTCTTTGTGTGGTGTATTCCGCCACTTCACCAACAAGCCCTCCAAGTCAAAAAAAGATGATAAATGCCAACCGCCATCAATGACCGGCAACCGAGATCGAGTTCGCTTAATGTCCACAATGTCCTGCCCGGCGAAACTCTTTAACTTACCCGACTGAGAAGCTTGCTCAGGTTTCTGAAACCACCGCGCAGACATTTGAAACTTCGACATATTCCAGACTGACAACTCAGGGCGCAACAACTCAAGGTTAGGAAACTCGTCAACATCACACACAGCAACAATCGCATCACCCGGCAACCCCAACCCGAGCAGATAATCAAACGCCTCACGCCTCAACGCAAACTCATTCGCCCACGGGTTTGCATGAGTGCCACCGTCCACGACAAAATGCAACACGTTTTCCAGCCCGGTCAAATCCGAAACCTCTTTATCAAACCCGGTGAAAGACCGCCGCGACTCGTAAACAACCGTCAAATCGGCGTTCATGTGTTCTAGGCGTGCCTGTAACATTTCAGACTCGCCAGAATACGCCACCAAATCAACGAGCAAAATACTCCCTAAAGAAAGGCAACCAAAACCACTTCCAAATTTTGTCTGAATCAAATTGCATAGCGAAATCACGGGCAACCTTAGACGGGCCACGGTCAGCCTTATAACTTTCCACAAGAGCGTTAAAAATGGAATCAACAAGCGGGATAGACCACCACGCCTTTTGAGGTTCATCCCAAAACGGGACACCCTGCAACAACCAACCATCCTCAGCAACCAGGTCGGCACTCGCCGCCCAGCCCGACGCAATCACACGAGTGCCACACGCCTGAGCTTCAATGACAGGTATGCCGAAACCTTCTCCATAGGAAGGGTTAGCCAACACGTCGAACGCGCTGTAAAGGGCAGCCATGTCCTCCTGCGAGTAGCCCTTACGCAAACGGTCACGCTCCGGAAAAATGATTGACTCCGGTGGAACCCCACACGCTTGCAACAAAACCGGCAAGTCAAACCCACCCATAATCCCTGACGGCTCGGTGTGAATGTAGAGTTTCGATTTTGGATAAGACTTTAGGAAGATAGACCACGCCAGCACAAGCTCGGAATAGGCCTTCCTGTGCACGATCTGGTTCGCTTTGTTGGCTGACACGCATCCAACCAGGAACTCGTCCGGCTTCACACCAAGATACTCGCGTGCCTTCACCCCGTCGCTCATCGTCTCCCGCGGCTTAAACACTTTCGTGTCAATGGCGTGCGGGATATACGTTGACGCGATACCCGCCGCTTCAAGTTGGCGTTGCCCATGCGGTGACAGTGTGACAGGTGTCACGTTGGCTCTTAACAGCCATTTTGCACAGGCTGGCGGCAATGACTGGTGATCTAGCGGAACCCAAGAAATAAACTTGGTAGGAAAATCGTTACGCGGCGGAACATCGTTATACACCCACACATCGTAAAGAGTAAACACCGCGTCAGGCACGCCCGGATTCTGCCCCACAAAATCCTCATGCCACGGCTGAATCACATCATCGCTGTACTGTTTGAACCCGCGCGGATAATGAGGAATCTTCTTCCCCGCAAACTCCAACTCACCAGCAACACCCTCAAGCCCAAAATTACTTAGCGCAGCCACCTTAATACCGTGGCGCACCATCCGCTCCACCAGCATCGCACCCTGTTGCCCGTAACCTGTCGGCTGTCCTGGCGAATTGGACACGAAAGAAATAAGGCCGTCTATTTGTTCGTAGGTCATGCCAAAAGTTTAGCCTCAAAAATGTTGCATATTGGGCAGACCTGTGATTATCATTAGACATATAGGGAAGGCAGCCCTCAACGAAAGGAACACAATGGAAATCTCAGTAACCATGCACATCGACGGCATCAGCA